TTGAGGAATTTAGACGCGTCACGCTGGTCGCCCGTAAAAACGTTGGTGCTGATAGCGCCTGACCGCATCAACTTGGACTCTACTTCACTGCGTCCGGCCACCATACTGGCTAACTCTCTGAAGGAACTGAGCACTGGCGTAGCGTCTGTGCCCGTAGTCAACCAAGCATTCAAAGGATCGCGGATAGTCTGACGCACAGCATAAGCTGGATTGCGTGTCACAAACTTACGCAGAATGTCGGCGGGGATACCCATCATTTTGATAGCGGCGGGCATCGTGGTCTTGATACCTTCCATGCCCTTGATGACGAGTTCGGCAGGGATGCCATACACCTCCTTGTCGATAAAAACAAAGTGGTCTTTGCCGTTGACTTTAAACCGTACAGTGCTGTCGCTTGCGGGGCCGGAGCCTTCTCCGAGCGCTGAAGCCATGCCCATCTTCTTGAGCAAGAACGCAGACTCTTTAATCATCTGGTTGCGTAGGGCCAAGTCAGTCAGCATGAACGTGTTCTGTACCGAGCTTGTAAAGATTGGCAAAATGTTCTTATTGCCGCCGACCAACTCTTTCAGTTGTGGCTCAGTCTTGACGTTACCAATACGAACAGGCGTCTCTTTGTCCACCATCAACTCGATGTTTCCGCTGTTGCTGTTCACGCGGTAGTACGGGATGTAAGGTACGGACTTGAGTTCGCTGGCTAGTTTTGGAGTGATAGCGCCTGTCTGCACAAGGAAGTCAATCTGGCCATCGTTAAACTCTTTGTAGATACGGGCGGCTTCGAGCACAGCTTCTTTTTTGGTGCTGTCGCTGTTAAGCAAACGCATGACATCGTTGTACTCTTTCTCAGCCAGAGCAGGGTTCTCGTAGTTAAGTTTCTGCCAGCCCTTGACCTTGGCACGCTCGCCTGCCACGTACGCGGTTAGGATAGCTTCGGCTTCGGAGTCGTTGGCAAACTTGCCCTTGTGCAGAGCTTCGGCCACCTCAACCATGTTAGCGCCCTTGACGCTATCGTAGACATACCCACCGCCTTCGCCTTTGCGCAAGACTAGCTTTCCGTTGGTCAGTGCCTGACCCGCATACTGGCTGCGCTGTTGGCCAAACCGCAAATAGAACTCTGCGTTTTGTGCTTCCAAAGATGTAATGACGTTGTCGGCTACGCCACGTTTAAAGGCTTCAGACAAGGCTGCGTCTTTGTCCACAAACTGAACACGGCCTGTAAGCCCCATGATGTTGCCAAGCAACTGGTCTTTCAGTGACTTCTCTTTGGCAATAAAAGAAGCTCCGTACTGCGTGGGTTCTTGCTTGGTACGGAAAGCAATCTGACCATCAGCCGCCCTGTAAGCACCAATTGTTTTATTTTCAAACGCTTTGCGGGATTCTTTCAAAGCATAGAAGACATCGGATGTTGATAGTACAGAGGAAGAAGTGAAGCCCAGATCACGCAAGCCTGCGCGAATCATGCCGACAAACTCTTTGAGCCAGCGGCCAGCCTTTTCCCTGAAGCTCTCAGTTACGCGAGCTTCCTCGGTGTGCGCAATGATCTCACGCAAGACCTGAAGTCTTTGTACTTCTTCGTTTTTGCCCTGTGCTGCATTGAACTGCGCAGTTCTAATAACTTCATCTAAAAGTTTTTGCCCGCCAAGTTTTTCAGCCAACGCACGAAGGTCTGTCTTGTTGGCGTATGCCTGTAAGCGCTCGATGCCAATGATGGTATCGATACCGTAGTGGCCAACTAACTCGTGGAACACCGTAGCTTCCAAGTCTTTCAAGTCAGCATGCTGGTCGCCCACCACAAGAATAGTACCGTCACGGAACACAGCGCCCTGCACCATGGCTTCGGTTGGATCGATGCCTTCTTCCGACATACGCTTGAGTAGCGCCACAGGGATCTTGCCGGGGTTAGCGGCGTATACCATTTTTACGTTCGAAGGCAGTTTACTCTGCACTTTTTCCATGAAGTCAGCAGCTTCTTTGGCATCAATCGTGCCGCCCTCTGTTTCACGGGTGCGATAGGCTGTACCCAAATCGGAATCATTGGCCTCTCTAATAATTCGCTCTTGATCCTTGATGGATACTTTACCGGGCACACGCAACGGTTTAGGCAAGTTCTTCTCTGCCATGGGAGGCTTGCCTGTACGGGCAGGGCCAACCGTCTCAGTCGTACCTTTGCGGGTCTTGACCTTAGTAGTCTGTGAACTTTCTCTATCGCTTTCACTCGTAGCAGTACGGAACTCTTTGGGAGCACGTTGTACTCTGCGAGTCTCTTGCTCCGTACGCTTAGAAGGCGTTTCTTGCTTACTCTGAGACAGTGCTTCTCTGACAATATCTGTCTGCTCTGCAAGCGTAGCCTTGTATTCAGGCGTCTTGCGGCCTAGTTCAAACGCTTTGGCATTTAACTCAGCGTTCATGTTTAGCTGGAACGCAGTTACTTCGGGATCATTTTTCCCATATTGCTCGCGCATCGCGGCTGCGCGTTTGGATATGTTGTTGCTAAACTTCTCAAACTCAGGCTCTTGTCTACCTAGCTCGTCGGCCAGTTTGCGCATCTGCGGAGAGTCTTCCGCTTCTTTGCGGACATCGCCTGACTCAATTCGTCTGGTTGTTTTAACAGCACGACTGACTTTGGCACCGACAGTTTTACCTTCTGCATTTCTAATCTTGAGCGTGTCTAACTGGGCTTCTCCCGCAGCTTTCTTTTCTGCCGCCACAACACTGGCTTTAGCCGCAGGCGTGGCTTCGTACATACTCTTGTACATTTTTTCAATTTGTTCACGCACAGGCGTGATCTTGGCCAACACACGGTTGTATCTGTTCAGTGCTGCTTTAATTTTGCGCTGAAGGCCAAAGCTCTTGTTTGTTTCTGCCTGCTCAAGAAGCGTGTTGTGTACGTCTGCGGCATCGTATAACTCTTGCAACCAAGACTGATTGGCGTTGCCAATCGGGAGCACCACCTTGTTATGCAGGCGATCGATGTTGTTCATCGTGATGTCGTACTGCTCGTCCGACACAACACGTTCGGCCTTGGTTCCGCCAAGGTTCAACCGCGTATCTAGTGCCCGGGTCATGCGCTGCTTTTCAGCATCTTTGACATACTGGGAGACACGGCCAGCCGACATGTTTGTGGCTTCTGCTGTACGGCGATCTGCGGCTTCCCGTTCCTCGGGCGTCATCTCTGTACGCTGAATGTTCTCAGGGCTAAAGATGTCCAACTGCCGTGGGTCTTTCTGCATGGCCAACTGGATTGGCTTGTCATCGGACACACGTTTTAAGCCATAACCTTCTGGACGCTCGTACTGCGTATCAACCGCTTTAGGCTTAAACTCCAACGCTTCAGCAGGCTTCTCAGCAATACCGGGCACGGTGGTAGGCTGCTCGGGGCCTTCAGGCTTTTCGGACGGTGGGATAGGCGCTTGCTCAGCCGTGAACAAGTCACGGGTCTGGCCACGCTGTGCTTGGTTGATACCTTTTTCTTCAAGAACTGAGCGCTTCTGACCGAAGCTGTCCATCAAATCTGCGCGTTCTTTCTTGAGTTCATCAAGCTTTGTCTACAGTTTGGGTAGCTCACCAAATGAGCCTAGCTGCGCTGCGTCCGCAAGCTTCTTTTGTGCGTTCTTGATCTTGGCATCAATGCTAGAAAGTGCGGCTTTAGATTGGGCTTCTAACTCAGCGGCTGTTTGCGTTACACCGCCAAGACCTTCAACGGTTTGTGCAGAAGTCTCTAGTTGTGTTTCAAGCGGGGCGTACTGCGCGTACAGTTCATTGACTTTGGCCGTATCGCCAGCAGTGGCGGCGGCTTGCATCTGCGTTTGAAGGGTGGCCAACTGCGCTTTGAGTCGGTCGTACTCTTCCATAGCCTGATTGATATTAGGCTGCTGGGCTGAGGGGGGCTTTGTTGTATCTAGCGTGCCCATCACAGCGCCGGGGCGTACTGTTTCTGTAACTGCCGTAGGCGCTACTTCTTGCGCAGGTTGTTCGGGGGCTGGCCCCGTAGGTGCAGGCAACGCCAACATTGACTCTGGTGCTGGGAGTTGGGGCTGTGCTGCTTGTGGTACTTGTGCAGTTTGTGCAGTTTGTGCAGTTTGTGCAGTTTGTGCAGCGGCTTGTTTAGCGGCAACTTCGTCTCGGGCTGCACCTCTTTCTGATAACCGACCAACTGCTCCAAGAGGGCCAAGCAGACCAACTTGATAAGCTGTTTCTCCATACTCCTTCATGGCATCAGGAGAAGTCAAGGATAACCCTGCCTGTGCACGCTGGAGCATCTGTTGGGCAATCTCTGTTGGCACTTCGGCCAACACGCCCGTAGCTGTACCTTTTGCAAGAGTAGCTAACAGTTTCTCATCGGCAAGTTTTGCCGCTTGTTCTGCGGTTTTACCAAAGAAAGCTTTCTCGGGGATACCCGTCAGTTTGCTGACCAGTTTGCCACCAAAGGGAATAAACGCTTGTGCTACATCCAAGGCAGCTTGCGGGACGGCTGCGGCTCCGGCAGTACCGGCTTCAATCTTGATAGGCTCACCACGAGCCGTTTGTTCTTGGGCTTGGCGCTCAATGTTGCCGCCGTATTGCTGAATCAGGGAGGGGAGAAACGCGCCTGCAAGACCACCTACCACACCGCCAGCCACAGTACCCGCAGGGCCAAGAGCCGTGCCAGCCATAGCGCCAAGACGAGCGCCGCCAAGAGAAGTGGCCAAGTTAGGCGCTTGCTCAGCAATAGCCAAGGGGATTTGACGACCGACTTCTTTAGCGGCAGAAAGAACGCCATCTTTGTTGAAGGCTTCTTTGACTTTTTCCATGCTGACTTGGTCAGCGTACTTGCCAGAGATTTCTTCGCCGCGCTGGATGCCGGCCCTAGCAGCGTCTTCGGCAGAACCGAACGTGCCTTCAATACCCGTACGAAGACCGCTTAGCGTGGACTCGGCGCCTTTGCCAAGGGCGGCAAGCAGTCCCTTTTTGGGCTTCGGCTGGGATGCTAAATGCTGTTCAAGCGCCGATATAACTTGCGCATCGGATGCGCCTTCAGGCCCCTCGATGTCGTAGATACGCCCATCCGGGCCTTGCACGCTGTAAATGGGCATGATTTAACATCCTTGAACTTATTGTGGGCGGCTCCCTAATACCTTAAATCCGGCAGAGGGTGCTGTTGAGGCCATTGTACTGGGAACTTCTAAACCTGCCAAGGGGAAGTACTGGCGCACCAAAGAGCTACGCTTGGCTTCTTCCTCTTGCGGTGTTGGGTTCATGCCGCCCAGTGTAGAGTACCACTTTGACATTTCGCGTTGGACGTTGTCCATAGCATGCTGACGTGCAGCCGCATTGTACTTTGTGCCGGCTTCCGTATTTTTGGCATCTGCTTCGGCTTTTGAGCCAAGAGCGCCGTAGTACTTCTTCATAATGTCTTTGTACTCAAGATCAGTCTCAGTCTTCTCGCGCTCTTTCTTGGCGCTCAAAGTTTGAATGCCTGACTCGCCCAAGGCAGTCATAAAGTTAGGTGATTTGTTGGCCATCAAACTTAAGCCCAACATTAACAAATCATCGTTTCCAAAACCTTTGCGGTCTTTAGCAGGGACAGCTTCTTTGGTAGCCGCAAGGACATCGGAAGGCTTGGGCATATCAGCTTCGGCTGTACCAAACTCGTCGGGGCTGACAGGCACCATGCCAAGTTGAGGTACTTCGGGCGCAACGGTTTTTTGTGCGCTAATACTTGACGGCGTTATACCTGCAAGCGCAGAAATACCACGGGCACGGGCGGCTTCAAGCTGGCCTTCGTCCATAGCGCCAGCGTACTTGCTAAAGTCAGGGGCGTTCTTGGCTTCAATCGCGGCTTTTTCGTAGGCGGCGGCATCCCGCGCAGCTTTTTCAGCGGCACTCAAATCGTCAAACGCATTAGCAACACGAGTGCGACTATCTTCGGGCATTGCACGGCCTTCGGAATCCACAACCATCTTGGGCTTCTCTGTACGAGGAGGTTCCAAACGTGGCGTAGACACTGCGGCTTTCTTCTCCGCAGCTACTTGTTTCATCTGCTCTGCAATACCGGCAATACCTTCAGCAGAAGGACGGGCGGCAGGGCCTCTGGGTGTGCCCGCACCAATACGCGCCATGTATGGGGGGATCTTTAAGTCTTCCAGCGTTTTGCCAAAGCCTTCAGAAACTGTCTTACCGCCCACAGTACGAGGCTCGTAAGTAACCTGTCCAGCTTTTTCACGGAATGACTTTTCCATCTCAGCACTGTTAGCGCCTTTGCCAGAACCAAAAATTCCTGAAAGAACGTTGGGTACTTGTTCCAATACAGCCGCACCGCCAGCCGTAGGAATAGCCAGCGCACCAGTAAGGTACTGCAAAGCTGTTTCGCCAGCGCCAATAACTTGCTCATTACCTGTCAAGTAACGTTCTTTCTGAGGCGCAGCGGGGGCTGCTGCTTGGGTTGGTTGTGGCAATGTACCAGCTTGAGCGGAAGGAACAACAGACGTGGCTAAATCAGCCAAACGACTTTGCCAACCTGCTTTATATGGAGCAAATTTCTTAGGGTCGTTTTCAATCAACTTGTCATAGTGTTGTTGGCGCATAGCCAAAATAGCGTTGGGGTCGCCTTGAGATTGCTCTACCAACTGCTTGGCTTTTGCGGGGCCCATGTTGACCGCGGTATCAAACGCCACTTTAGCTAAAGCAGGGTCTTTTGCCGCCAATGAATCCCCACCAATTGCATCCCAGTAACGTTTCTTGTAAAGCTCACGGGCTTGATCTTTAGTCAAATTCTTGACGTCTACATCAGGATTAGCCGCTTTGTTAATGCCAAACTTGGACGGGCCTTTGCCGGCATCGTTTTCTACATAGCCGCCTTCATAACGCAAGGTGGTGCGGAAAGCATCTTCAAAGGCAGTATTGACTGCACCCGTGTCTCTAAAGCCCGGTACGTATCCAGTCATACCGCCACCAGCCATGCGCATCACAGGCTCGCTTTGCTGAGCGAAGTTAAACATACCGCCCATACCGCCTGTGGCCATACCTTCACCATCATCCCCGTAACCCGCAATACCGCCATCAGCCATGCGCTGCATGTTGGGCGCAGGCAAAGCACCAATACCTTGTTCTTCAGGAAGCTGACCCATTTGCGCTAAGGCTGCATCGGCTACTTTGGGTTGGGGCATACCAGCCATCTGAGCTTGCGCGGCTTGGCGCATCTGCTTGCGACGGCCATCTTCAGAAATAATCAAAGGAAGAACGTACGGATCGCTCTTGTGCATCATGGCCATCTGCTTCAGTGCAGCATCGGGCAACATCGCCATTTGCGATGTGAGTTTTTCAGCGTTTGGTAGTGCCATGTTCTTCAGCCCATGTTGTAAATTGCTAACTCAGCCAGACCAGCAGGGCGATCGTTAACAGAACCGCCTTTAGCAAAAGCGCCCAATGCTTTACCTGTAATGCCCAGACCTGCTACTTGCTGAACCATAGACGGCGTTTGTCCGTACATAGCCTGTGATTGTTGAGTCAAGGGCAGACCACGCAGCATGTCGGACATAAAGCCCAACTGTTTGTATGGGTAGTTCTGGGCGTTCAAATAATCTTGGTATTGATTATTCATCACATTTTGAACTTGCTGTTGCTGCTGACCACCAAGCTGGTTTTGCATGTTCAAGACACCCATGTTCTGGCCATACTGTGTCTGACCAATGTTGGCCAAATTGCTTGCTGCTTGGTTAGCTGTCTGCAATCCTTGCAGGCCAAGACCTGCCCCAAACTGACCTTGCTGGGCGTTAAGTTGCGCTGCTGCTTGGTTTTGACCTTGCGATGTGTTGAACTGATTCATTGCCTGTGTGTAGGCATTGTTCAGACCTTGCGCTTGGATGTCGCCTTTTTGACGGGCTAAATTGCCTGCGGCTTGACTGCGCATAAGGTAGTCACCACTACCGCCAAACGCACCAGAACGAGCCGCCTGCGCTTGTTGTGCTTGTCCCGCAATCTGTGATTGTCGCTGTGCATCTTGTTGCTGGCGCTCCACTACACTTTGCATGTAGGGGTTCATGTACTGCTCTACATTTGCCCCAGTAAACTGTTGTGCTTGATACGGGTTATATGTGTAGCCGGTATTGAGAGCGCCCAGTCCAGCTTGACCAGCCATAGCAGTTGCATCTTGCAACTGGGGCGATGTTTGCATCAATCCTGCATTTTCATACGATTGTTGTTGCAAAGGCGTAAACTGCGCAACGCGATCACCCATGTATTGCATGTACGGGTTTTGGTTGATGTCCGTCAGACCTTGGGCACTGCCCAACAACTCCTCAACGTACGGCTTAGCGTAGTCCGGAATGGTGGTTGTAGTCTGTTGTATCTGTTGTAGAGTTGGATCAGCCATGTCTATTCCTTACGCGGGAAGATATTTATCAGAACGGGAATTAGCCGCTACTTTGTTTTTGCCTGTGGTCTTACCGCGTGCACGTTGCACACGATCCATCATGGCATAAAGTTTCTTAGCGCCTGCATCTGTTGAGCCATTACCCAACTCAGACACAATACGTGCAGGTATTACAAACTCACCATCAGCAAGGCGTGCGGGTTGCTTCTTAGCGCCAATCGTTGCAGGAATGCTGTCAGACACGCCGTCACCGGGGCCTCTGAGTAAACGACCACCATCTGAGTAGCCGCCCAGCGTACCCATACCCCCGCCTACGGCGTAGCCCATCATGCCGCCACCAGCGGCAATTTGTTTTCCTGTTACGTCGTATGTGTCACCGCCAGAGGTGTGGTATTTACCGTCTGAACCCAACGTGGCTTCAACGGTATTGCCTTGGTTATCAAGAACGTTAATAGACTTAGCTGTTGGTGCAACGGTGCTATCTTTTACGCCGGGAGCGTTGGGGTTAGATCCGCTTGTTGTAAGGTTGCCTTCCTTGTCGTACGACAAAAACTTAGGCTTGTAGCGCATGCCTTCAGAAAAGTAAGGGCGCATGATGCCAGTAGGCGTAGATGCAGCAACACTTTGTACTGGGTTTGCACCTTGGCCCATCAAATATTTATACGCCGCTTGAGAGTCGCCCGTCATTTTGTTATAGGCAACAGCGTGTTCCGCCGCAGTCTTAGGCGCTTTGGGTACGTACCCTGTGCTACCACCGCCCTGAGTGTACACATCACGCAAGTTTCCTGAGCCTGTAAAACCCCCAACTGGGATGCCGGGAATACGTGGAGAAGTTGTAATAGTGCCGTTAGGGTTAACAGTCGTACCGCCGCCAACAACAGAAGGCCCTGTTGCACCACTAACACCGGGTGGTAATGTTACGTCTGGCGCAGTTATGATGTCCGTTGGCGTTGTTACGCGTTTAGTTGCTGTGCCGTCAACTTTTGTAATTGGCGTAATGGGTGTAACTGGCGTAGGTTTTTTCTCTGCGTTTTTAATCACGTCGTAACGTGCTTGTACTTCTTTTGTAGATAGGCCAAACGCTTGCGCCATGTCGTTCACGGAATACTTATTGTCGTCCATGAACTTAACCCAGTCTGTATCTGCAACTTTACCGCTAAGTTTGTCGGACAGCGCATACGCGCCTTTGTCTAAGTTGTACCCACGTTGAATGTCTGCCTTTGACCACCCCGCATATTTGGGATCGTTTGCAATAACAGCGGCGTAATACTCATCAGGGTCAATGCCCTGCGCTTTCATTTGGTTGTAAATACCAAGCGTGCCGGAACCGCGTTCATCCGCAGTTGAGCCCTTAAACGGGGCTGTTAGGCTTGCAATATACGCATTAACTGCGGCTGGATCAGCGTTTGTTTCTTTGATTGCTTTGGCAATATCAACTGTTGGGTTAGCCACCAAGTACTTGGCAATTTCTTCGTTGGTGTACTTGTTGTACGTAGGAGTAGCGGGGGCCGCTGGTGCAGTTGGTGTGACAGGAGCCGTTAAAGTTTCAATGCCTGTGGGTTTTTGTGCGGGTGGTGTTACAGGCGGTATAGCTGCGGTCAAGGTTTCAATACCGGCAGGTTCTGCTGCTTTTTCGTAACGCGTTGCAATATCAGCAGCCGTAGCTTCATTAGCTCCAATAGCACTAGCAAACTGTGTTGGTGTAACGTTGTTGGCGTCCATCACCTTTTTAATCTCAGCATCGCTAAGTTTTTGGTGCGCAGGATCAGACCACCACGTTTGTATTTGCTCATCCGTGACTGTAGGCGCTACAGGTGCAACGGGGGCAACCGGTGCTACGGGCGGCATGGCCGCAGTTAAAGTCTCAATACCGGCAGGTGCGGCAGGTGTTGTTGGGGTCACCGCATCGTACCTAGACTGCACATCTGCTACGTTGGAACCCGTAGCCCTAGCAATGTCTGCTGGGTTTAACCCCGTGTCTCTCATAATTGTTGCAATATCTGCATCACTTATCGTTGGGTTATCAGTAAGGAACTTAACAATCTCCGCGTCTGTAGGCTTAGCGGGGGCTACTGGAGCCACAGGAGCAATAGGCGGCATAGCCGCAGTCAAAGTCTCAATACCAGTAGGCGCTGCGGCGGTGTCTTCGGGTTCAAATACGGTAGAAGTGGGGGCATAACTTACAGCGGGCGCAACGGGCGCGGCTACTGGTGCAACAGGTGCTGGAGTGTATGTTGGCTCTTCGTAAATAGGAGCGCCAGTTTCTGTAGTTGCACTGTATGTAGGTGCGGGCGTGGGTTCAGATACGGCAGCAAAACGCTGTGTGTACTCATCCATTCTGTCCTGTGTGCCCGTGGCTCGTGCAATCTGGCCAAGGTCAACGCCGTACGTGGACATGGCAGAAGCAATATCAGCGTCTGTTGCTCCGGGATTAGCCATAAACCAATTCTTAACATCTGCATCAGATACACCGCCACCAGCTAAAGCCACGATACCGCCACTTGCCATAGGCGTAGTTTGACGTTGGTCTAGTGAAGCAATACCGCCTGTTTGTGGATTTGTATAAGCGTCAGAGAAGCTGCGGCTGCCCCAATCGGCGGCTTTAACAGGTGCCAAAGATTTGTATGTCTGGGTGAAAGGGTCGTACAGTTTTTGACGAATGTATGCGGGGTTGGTGTTCTCCGGCATCTTGGTCGTTGTCGGAACCATAGCACCTGCCATAATTGGGGCTGCGGCGGCGGCAATATTACCAAAGTTCTGTTTGGCAAAAGCCATGGGGTCGTCGGCTACGGCTTTGAAACCGGCGCTGGCCATGTCTGCACCGGACATTGTGGCGGGGTTAGCGCCACTCTTTAAAAACTCATTGAATGCTTGGCCAGAAGAACCGTCGCCAGCAATCGAAGCAACATCGCCAAAAGCCTGACCTAAATTTCCTGAAGAAGCCCCTGCTAAAGCTTCAGTCATACCCGCACCTGCACCCGCACTCATCAAGCCTTCAGCCAATCCAGCGCCCCCGTACGCACCCAATCCAGCCATGAGACCGCGAGACAAACTGCCGGTAGCCAGTGTAGTGATACCCCCAACAGCCAAACCAGCCGTAGCTGCAGATGCAAAAAGACCCCCGCCAAACGCCGCACCTGCTGGGCCTAAGAACGCGCCAAGGGCAATAGGGGCAACAGCTTTAAACAAGTCCGACAGCATACCCGCTTCGGGTAAACCCGTATCAGGGTTAATGGTCAACGAACGACCATTTGCTTGGGCAAATTGCTGTAGGCGCTGGACTTCGTCCGGCGTCATGTGGATCAGTAAAGAATCATCACCACGGCCCCGAGAAGCTACTTGCTGTGCAAACTGGTGCATACCAGACTGTCTAGGGGACTCTGCTAAAGACATCAGTCCTCCATCGGCGGCTTTTTTGACACCTCTGTACTTTGGGTTTTTAATAATTTGATTTGTACGCGGGTCTAGTATGTACATACTGACAGTGTCATCAATCTTTGGGTACTTTACCCCCTCTGGGCTAAACTGCATTGGGCCACTTAGAACACTTTGGTATTCCAAAGTGCCGGGGTATGTGGTTGCCAAGTAGTTTTGAAATCTTTGAGAAGCCGTATTAAATACGTCAGGGTTTTGTTTAGCGTAATCAACAAAATAGTTTGGGTACTTTTGCGCCAATGCCTGCATTTCTGGACTAAGCGTTGTGGAGGCAATACCTTGGCCTCTTGCAGCTTCAGCCGCTCTCTGTTCTAGTGGAGATAATAACTGCGAACCGTAAACAGCTTGATTTCCGCCCATTGGTTTTGTTGGATCACCAGACAGAGCGTTTTGATAATTTTCAATGGTCATGCCATAGAAGTTGGCGCGGTTTGTTAAATCGTTACCCGCATCTTTGCCCGATTGAATGCCAGCCGCTCCAGCATACGACTCATAATTGTTAAAATCCATTGGGTTAACATAACCCGGCCTTGCTGTTTGCCATGACTCAAGCGCAACCCGTTGTTCCATTGGGTTGGTTATTTTAGTTAGATCAGGCTGCGCGGCCTTCCATTCAGCTTCTGTTTCGTATGCCATAAAAGCCTTGCAAAGGGGGGTTGTTTGATAATATCACGCTTTGATTCTTAGGGGGTAGCTTGTTGCGGTTCCACCAGAGATGTCGCGGTACACATCGCCTGATCTAAGAGAAGCAAAATCAGCGCTTGTCGGTAGGGTTGTAATGTTTAAATTCAACGACGCACCGCCCATATCACCGGGGTTGGATAGCTGGTTAAAGTACAAACGTAAGATGTTGTTTAGTTGGACACCGTAGCGAACCTCATACTCTGGTGGGGGCAGTGGCAAGCTTGGTGGGGTTGCGTTTAGTTCAGCCATTAACGTCTACCATCTGGTCTAATGTCAATACGCGGTGCGCCCAACTGCCACACCGTGTTAATCTGGTCAGAGCTAATCTTAAAGATCATCTGGCGACCGCGCATGCGGGTGAAGATCATGCCAGTAAACTGCTCAGTAATCACGTAAGTACTACTTTTAGCTACAGGTTGTGATGCCGTGCTTGTTACACCCGAACCTGAGTTTGCCAAGCCGTAGAGTGTCATGACCACCGAAGGCTGTGCGCCAGTTGGGGAAGTGGTGGCGTTTTCAAAGGTCAGATCAGGAAGGACGCGCCACACAAAACCAAAATTGTGTCCGTCGCCAATATCAAACTCTGAGGAAGAAATGTAGGCATCAATAGCAGTGGTTGTTCCTGTTTCATTGTTGTTTAGCCCATTCTCGTGAAATACTAAGTTGTTGCTGTACGTAGCCGCTATGGGAAAATCAAGCAAACCAGAGTCAAGCCAAGCTGTGCGCCCCAGATTTGCGCCGTAATACCAGATTTTCTCTAAGTAGTTATAAATGACGTAACGGTCAATCGTGTTGCTGTTGGCTGAGCAATAGAACCACCAGACCTCGTTGAAACCTTCGTTTGTGCCAGCAATTACTTGTGATGCTTGGGCTTGGTTGAAGTCTTGGAACACGTAACGACGCAGGTCGCAGTTAAGCGTTTGTACACGGCCATCGTAGGAGTAAAATTTATCTACTCCCATCCAGTACACGATACCGGAAGCGATCACAGCGGCGTTGGGGCCTTCAATAGAAATATTGTCGCCAAGTAACTGAGGTGCCCAGACGTACGGAGGCCCGAGGTACTGAAGTGAATATACGCTTGAGTCAGTAAATACCACAATCTCTTGACGAGTCTGTACTGTAGTAACAATCTCAGAGCCGTGAGATACCCGTACAAACCCTGCTTGATTGGTGGGATCAGGCGTCCAGTTGTATGGGTCATCCTGCGATGACCAGCGAATCAGCATAGGGTCAAGCACTGCACTGCCGTAGTCGTTACAGCCAAACACAATGATGAACCTAGATGTATCCGACACCGTAATACTATTTTGGACAGTTGGCACGTCAACAATAGTAGACACTGCTCCCGTGCCCGAGGAAGATGTATTAACAACAGCACCCGCGCTATTTAGTAACTTAAAGGTTAAGCCGTTTACTTCAAACACATAGTACGTAGTGCCCGCAGTAATACCTGTAGGCAATGAGCCACCAGAGAACTTAAGCGCTGCACCCTCGGTATAAAGTATGGTGGATGTCACCACAGTCGGCGAAGCGTTGGTAAAAGAGACTGTACCGCCAAGAGAGTTAAGCAGTACGCCGCGAGTTGTTAACCCACTCCCTGCATCCCAATAATAAATTCCACCACCACGAGGGCCAAACACCAAATCTTCGCCGTAGTTAATTTGACTCCACAGTTGCAAGTTTGTACTAGTCGCATTACCTGTGCCCCAAGCACCTGACCCCCAAGTTCCTGCACCCCAACCGGTCAGAGGAACTGCATAGGCTGGCCCCGCGTTAATTTGGTACGCTGCAACGACAGCCGAACCGCCCGTGGCCCCCGCAGCAACTACAGACGGTGTTGTGATTGTGTATGTATTGTCTGTAACGACTGTAAGTTGAAACTCAGCATTTAGAACAGATGCGTATGTACCCGTAACACCGCTAAAAGTAACAAACGAACCTGTTGTAGCTCCGTGCGACGTGGCGGTTACCGTGACTGTCGTTGTGCCATTACCCGTAAAAGGGTTTGCGCCAAGCGTGGTTGTTGTACGGATAGGCGTGATGTCATAGTACGCGCCGCCGTTTTGAATGTAAAACTTTGTATTAGTGCCGACACCTACTAGGTTAAAGTTGCCCAGCGTTGTCCAATTCCAAAGTGAACGGCACACACCGTTGTAAGTATTTGAAGAAATGCGTTGCCAGCCGCCAATAATCTCTGGATTGCCTTGACGAAAACGAATTTTGTCGCACTCGTACCAGCCACCCTCAGTGGTGTATCGCGTGTTTTCTTTATTCACGCCGGGCTTAAACAGTATTTTCTGTAATGGCATTTTTAGTCCAGCAGTGCGCACTCAGCCGTGCGGCGTTTCAACAGTCCCGGCAAAACCTTGCCGCCACCTTTAGTCCAGAGCATCAGTTGTTCTTTTGCGCCTTCCCAATCATTGGCATTGATTTTCCTCTTTAACGTGCTTGTTTGCAAGCGTCCCGTGCCCAAGTTGTAGCAGAAATCTACGATGGCGTTGCACTTGCGAACGTCCGTAATCAGGCCGGGGCAGTTACGCAGAACACCAGGCAAGTACGTATGCTCAAGCTCGACCATCAAAAGCGCCCTAGCCGTGGGTTCATCCATCGGTGGGTCTTCTAAAGTTACCTTGCGTTTGTCTGCGTAGTAGGTAGAACCATAGCCAATCGTAGCCACGCCAGCCGGACAAAGGTAGGGCTTGGCCCGATACCCCTCATACCGGCGGCACAGTTCAGCGGCTAGTTCTAGGTTCATTCTTGGTCAAGATGCTCTTGTTCTTCTTCCCTTGCCTCATCCGCAAGAATCTCTTCAAACCCACAAGTGCATGGGCCGTCTTCGTGAACTAAACAGTTGTTTGCGTGTGCCATTTAAATACCCCTTTGCTTTAAAGTACGATCAAGAAACCAATAATTAATTGTCCCAGACAACAGGGCTGAGAAGTCAGGCGTCATCATGGTTTTAAACACTTCTACAGCAGGCGCACCGGCAAGCCATGCGTTCCATGCAAACCAAACGTGTATAAACGACCATACAAACAGCACCCAATATGTAACTACGGGACGGACAGACGCAGACAAACTAGCTACCCAACCGCCTGCGGCTTTGACCATCTCGGCCTGCTGAGTGATGGCGTTGTTGAAGGCATCCATAACCCCAACGTCTATGGCGGCTTCACGCTGTGCGCCTATTTCAGCTAACTTCATTTGGCCACGCAGTTGCTCTAAGTCACACTGACGGGCAAACATATTAAGCTCATGCTGGCGCTCGTTCTTCTTGTCAAAGAACTTCAGGACTTCAGGGGCCATGCGGAACAAGCCACCAAAGATGGAGCCCATCAAGCCCCCAGATAAAATGTCAAGCATAGTTACTCCTTATTTAGCCATCTCTGTGGCGGCTAGGTTAATACGTGTTTTGACAGCACCAATGTCTTGCGGTTCTTTGGTAAAGCCAACGGAAATATAGCCCTCAAAAGCGCCCATCTCAGGTGGAATACTGCCACGGCAGATGTAACCTACGCCTTGCTTCTCTTCCCACTCTGATGTTTTACCAGAAGCTGCCAGCTTATCGCAATAGACTTCACCGTTCATCATTGCAATGACTGCGGTATTACGGGTGGAATCTTTGCCAAACAAGGTGGAAATGTACCCATCTAACAGGGTTTCTCTACCTTTAGAGCCATACGCAAGTAGCGTAGTCCTGCTGTTTACGGTCAGCACTACCTTGTGAACCAGCACAGTCTCAGCTTCCAAGTCTTTCTTTAATTTTTCAGCTACGTGTTCCAACACCTTGATCTCTTTAAGCTGGGGCTGGTGGCTTGAGCTTGTAATAGCGTTCAGGATGACTGTACGAGAATCCCAAGCAAAGTAGCCCGCAAAGAACAAAAACGACAACAGGATGACCGTGAACAGCTTGAAAGGATTGTCCACCCACTCAATCAGGCCAATGACTTTACCAACGGTGCTATCGTCTTTCTTGGCTTCAGTTTTGACAGGTGCTGGTGCGGCAACAGACACATTAATTGTCTGCTCGGATTTAGGCTTGGGTGTTCTGCGTTTAACAGGCGCTACCTTTGCCGGAGCTTTCTTTGCTGTAACCATGTTATGCCAGTATGTCCACTTTGCGGTTGGTAAAAATCTCAAGGCTAAGTTGGTTGCGTTCTGCCTTCTTTACGTACAACTCAAACTCAAGATCGTCAATTTTGTCATCCATCTTCTTCATCTTAAGCGCCTGCTTGTAGTCCTCAGTTAGACGTTCAGCCCTGCGCTCAAGCGCATCCGTTCTGTTGGGTTCTCCTCCCGGCTGAACCATGGGATACCATTTG